TACGTTAATAGCTTGAACTAAGTCGGGCGCGCCTTCAGCACTAGCAAACGCCAAAGGCTCAATGATAGTGCCGTCAAATATCTCCGTAACCCACAGCTTTTGGCTGTTTGGCTCATTAAACACAAAATAACCATCTAAATAGCCTACAGTTACTGCGCCAGGAAAGTCTGGGTCAGTAATTTGTACAAACGTATTGGCAACCTCGTCGTAGATAAACCCGTCAGGATTACAGGCAAAAAACAGTTGAGTGCCGTTATCCGCAATGGATACGGGGCCTGAACCCGTTACGTTACCTAACTTTGCGGCTTGATAGCTAGCATCAATTTTAAAGACTTCATTACCAGACACAACGTAGGCGTCTGAGCCGTTAGTTTGATGCGACCATAGGGCGCGGATTGGGCCTCTGCCAATAGTGGCGAGCTTACGCATCCCTGGCGTCCTGTTTAAAAAGCCGTTTTCTTTACCGGCATCCGGCGTAGCTTCTGGGAACAAATTTATCATTACGTTGTCCGCAGCATTGATGCTACGGGCTACGTAGGATTGACCAAGAATGTGTGACTTCACTAGAAGTTACCTGCGTAAATGTTAAAGCGCTGGCGGGTCGCTACTAGGCTGTATGGCAGAGCCATGATGTCGTCTGGGTTGTTAATGCGCTTCAGATTGCGCTTAGAGGTCATAGCGACGCGCAAAACCTGTGGGCTAGGCTCAACCCCAAACTCAGCGGCAAGCTCGCAGGCGAGGCTGTATTTAAACGCCCGTAGGTAGCCTAACGGCATAGTGATGTCGGTAGCCAAAGTAGGTACGGACATTAATGGCTCGACCGACACAAAATGGAACTCTAGTGGTTTTGTGGGTACGGGGTACACGTAAATCTCAATGTCAGGAAAGGTCATATTGACCCACATGACTTGTGGATAGGTTGAGGTAACGGTTTTAACCGCAATACCGTTGTATTGCTGTTGGTTAATTAGCTTAATACCATACGAGATGTTATTGGCTGGGTCACGGAAATAAGTAGCATCATCTACCAAAACTGGGCGTTGACCAACTAGCGTACCAGTAGGGCCAAGGGTGTTAGATATTTCGTTAGGCAGCCAAGTCTTAACCTGGTCTTGGGTAGCAAACACCGACAAACGCTCGGTATTCCAACTGTCAATCATCTGGTTTAAAACGCTTAAAGCGTCTTGTGACGTAGCCGCAGAAGGCGTTTCGCTTTCGGCTAACACACCTAGTAAGCGCAATGCGCCGTTGATTTGTTCGTTAGCCGTGGTCATAGCTACCCCTTAATTAAGCAGATTTACGTCGTGTCTTTGGTTTAAGTGTGTTTACTTCTTCTTCTTCGACAGCGACTGATTCTTCAACCGCAATTTCGACCACTTCAACTACGGGAGTTGGCGTGTCAATAGTATAGCGTGTCCAGCCGTTTTGTTCATCAAATTCGGCTTCTTGTTCCATTGTGGCAATTTTGTTGCCGTGGTCAGGGTGTTCTAAATAGATGAGTGGCATATTGGTTAGGGGGTGTTTAGCCCCCTATTTTTACAAAACGTGAATTACAGCAAAATTAATCACAACAGCTTCAGACAGCGAACCACCTGAAAGATTACGCAACGTGATTGTGCAGCTTCCAGTAGCTTTGCTAGAAATCCAGCAGTTGTACCCGCCAGCAGTAGCGCCAGAAGCCACGCTTAGAATTACAACATCTTTAGCTGTGATAGTGCTGTTAGTCAAAGTAAACGTAACATTTGTGGCGTTAGCCAAAGCCGCGTTGTTCGTAGTGATTTGACCAGCAGACTTGTTTAGAGTTACGCCTGTAGACTTGTCTGTCAATTGAGTCACGGTACCACTTGCTTCTGCGGTATAGCCCAACTCACCACCAGACATTACAAAGTTAGACCCAATGATGTCTTGATCTTCAAAAGCAACGCCAATTGGTTTGGTATTAGAAGACATAATTTTTCCTTAAAGAGAAACCTGCCCCGAAGGGCAGGGTATTTCATTAGCTAATACGGTATGCAGTCCAAGAACCTTCGCCTGTTTTACGGGCGCGGAAATGACCTGAAGTTGAAAGAGCTACCGCAGCAGCGCCGACGATTGTCCAACCAGTACCAACCGCCAAAGTAACTGCATCGGCTGCGTCGGTATTGACAATAAAAAAGTCAAACGCTGCGTCTACTTTAGCTGCGCTAGAAGTGTCAGCTTCAAGCAAAGCTACTGTTGGCAGAGTTAAGTTGCCAGCCGTACCGTTGAATACAAACAAACCGTTTGCTAATTCAGCAGCGGTCATTGTTGCAGCAGCAGCTACAGCAGTTGGAGCGCCTTGTACGAACAACAATGCTTCGCCAACGCTACCGTCATTAAATTGATACCCACCTGCACCATTTGGTAATGCCATAATAATTCTCCTAAATAAATTTGAAAGCCCCCGCTTGCGCGGGAGCAGTTAGATTAGCCAAAAATACGGCAGGCCATCTGTGGACGGATTGTGCTATAGCCATAGAGAACGTCAATACGGCAAGGCAAACGGTCATTGTTAATGTCGTATTGGCGAACAATACGCATTGAAATACCGTTGTGAACTTGACGTGAAGCCATGTCTACGCCCTGTGGCATCAACAAGTCAGCGGTCGCAAAAGTGATCGCATCTTTGTGGTATACCAAGTTCTGAGCGTATTGACCTTGAGCGTTACCCAACATTGTTACTACAGCAGAAGCCGCAGGCAATGCAGATACAGTAGCCAAGGCTTGAGTAGCTGAGAATAGCGCTGGGCTAATTGACAAAGTAGCTGTTGAAGAACCAGTTGCAGCAGCAGTTACAGTGAACTGTTGCAAGCTACCTGTAGACTCACGGGTTTGTGGGTTAACAGCAAATACACTGCCGATAGTGAACACGTCGCCCACGTTCCAAGTCTTGCTAGAGCCTGTAAAGCTGATACCAAGAGTTGTTGCGCCTTCGGTGGTTACAGTTGAGGTAACAGTAATAGTTGTACCCCAGTCGCCGTTGGTGTGTTGCTTGATGGACTGTGACATATTAACTTCTTCAAAGCCCAACACGCCCATACCCATCATGCCATTCTTAAACTGCTTAGAAATGGTGTCGGTTGGGTTAAACAGGCCTTTCATGCCTTCAACCAAGCCAGCGTTCGCTGCTGGGTTAACAGTAGCGTAGCGTGGTGACATAACAGCAGCGTTTTCGTTCAGCTTTTGCTGGGCTTGTAACAGCACCAACGAAGTAGAAGGAGTTGTGCCAGGCGTACCGACCGAGTTAGCAATCGCTTTATACGAATTAGCTACGTCAGCGTCGATAGAAGAAGCCAATTGCGAAATACGTGGTTTTAGAACACGCTCTGCAAAGTCATCTAACTGCATGGTCATTTCAGCAGAGGTGAAGTTAACACCAATGTGCTTTTGGCTAGCAACGGCTAAAGTTGTGAACTGCTCGTTGTCTGCCTGAACTTGCAAGGCAGCACCGTCAGTTACCAAAGTGCGGTCTGGTAGACGGATACGGAGAGTAGAACCGATTTTTGCGCCTTCAACAGCGAAAGAATCGTCATACTGGCGGTTTACGTTACGTGTGAGTACAAGGTTGTTCTCGAGGATTTCGAGCGCTTTTCTTGTAATCATGTCGATGGTTAAGATCGAATTTGACATATTAAGTCCTTAAAATAGTTAGCGGTTTCGTTGCGCTTCGTACTTCTTGACCTGGCGTTGGCGTTCTGCTTCGATCCATTCTGACGTACTCATGCTTTTCAGCGATCGTGGGTCAGTTGTATCGTACGCAGGCGATCCACTGCTGGATCTCGCCGTCACCGGAGCAATAGGCGCCGGAGCATTTGTAGTCTTTTTTACGACTGGGTTATCAGCTAATTTAGCCTCAATTTTCCCTAATTCTTTGGCTTGTTGGAGAGGTGATAAACGAGAAATACGATCCGCTTCTTTCGGATTAGACCCTAGGTAATAAGCCATATCAGGGCCAATATCGGAAGATTGGATTGTTTGAGCCATTGCGTCAGTGATTGGTAGCTTGGGGTTGTAGGCGACTTGTTCAAAGTCATCGTACTTATTCCGCGCATCTTCTTCTCTGTCGTGGTAGGACTCAATAATCTCAGACTGCATCCTAGCTTGTTCACGCCTAGCAAGCAATTCTTCTGCCTTTTTTTCAGCCAAAACCTCGGCGTACTCATCAGGTGAAGCAAACTGCTCAATCGGCGGGATTTCTACTGGGGTTTTAAGCTGCTTTTCAGCGGCTTTAGCAACCTGTTCTCTTTCCCACTTACGTTGTTCTCTAGCAAGTCTTTTACCAATAGCGGCATCCAATTCTTCTTGTGAGAAGGTTTTAGGTGCTTCTGCTGCTGGTTCTACTGCTTCCGGCGCTAATTCTTCAGTTTCAGGTGCAGCCGTTGCCACCTGCTCTGGCGCGGATACTTCCGCTGGTACTACTTCTTGACTTTCGTCCATTTCGATGTTTCCTTAGAAACCCTGGTGTGTCGCACCAGTACGATTTAATTCTTATACGTTAATAGATGCAACCTTGTCCTGAAACGCCTTAATACGGGCTTCTAATGCAGTTTGGTCAGCAACTAAACGTAATTGTTCATTTTTTAACGCATTTTGGGCAGTTTGTAAAGAAACTTCAGCGTCAGCAACTGCTTTTTTGTGCGCTTGAACAGCTTTCTCTAAAGCGGTATTGTTTTTTTCGTATTCACCTTCGCGGGTGTTTAAGCTAGCTTCGCGGGTGTCTAAGGCTGTTTTTAGCTCTTTAGCGCTTGCATTAGTTTGTTTAGCCTGGTTTAAATTAACCTCGGCTTCGGTTTTTAGGCCTTGAGCGTAAGTTTGGGCGTCTAAACGTAGCTTGTTGGCGTCTTCTACCGCCGATAGCGCGCCTTGGCGTTTAGCCAATTCATCGCGCAAAACAGCCATTTTACCAAGATCTGTAAGAAAATCTTTGGTGAAATAGTCTATTAATTTGCTAGAGTCAATACCGCCGGAGCCGTTAGAGAGATCCATGTCTGTTCCTTACGCGTAATAGCTAATGTTAAGTTCGGCGGTGCCGCCGTTTTGAATAAATTGAATTCTAGTCAAATCGCCATCATACTGCAAAGTAACGCCAGCGGCCAAGGGCATACCGACCGAAGCGGTAGGCGCAATGCCGTCATCGCGCCAACGAACGGCGGCAGTTAAAGGCGTAATTAAGGCAAACGTAGGCCTTTGATTAAGACCTTGTAAGTCACGTTGCGGTACAGTAAGCGCTGACGCAGCAGTCAAACTGGTGATTTGTTGATAGCCAAGGCAAGTGGTTATCGCTTTTAAATTCATAGACATTTAACATCTCCCTCGTTCCGTGAATGACCGGAGTTTTACATAAAGTTGTTCAGCAGCCTCAATAATACCCCCAAAAAATCCGCCTGCAAAGAATTTTCCGTTAAAAAAGTTACCCATAGCAATTTTTATCCAAACATCAAGAAAAAGTTACTGTTAGCTACTGGCGCACCGCTTGGCGTATAGACAATAAAGATAACGCCTTGTGAGCCAGCACCGCCAGTTCCAAAAG